TATTATAAACACGTACAGGCATTTTCATTTAATCACCTTCTTATGCCAATTTAGCTACACGAACCCGTGTGAACCTTGTCCCGACTTCCTCATTTAACTGATAAGATGTAACTCTAAAATCTATCTTATCTCCTTTACTAAGGCTGTCAAAGCCATTTACTACCATGAAGTTATCCCTTGGATCACTGAATAGCTTTGTGCCTAATGGAAAGCTTTCTTTGCCGTCAACAAAGGCGTATATATGCAGTTCGGAATTTGCTGGCATAACGCCGTTGTCAAATGCAATCTCCACCCAATAGTTATAAACTCCATCTGCTTTTGCTATAAATTGAGTATTACTACTAACTTCCTTTTGCTTATCCTCAATTACTTTACCAAACTTAATTGGGGTTGCAGAACTTAAAGATTCATCCATTCCAAACTTTTGCATATCATCATTTTGGGTTTTAATAAAAGACTGATTCGGCATCGTTATCATACCTAATTCATTAATGCTCAACCCACGATAAATATTATGCAACGGTATATACCCACACACATCATCATTAGCACGCTCATCCGTAATTTCCGACTGTTCAATATGTGATTTACCCGCGATGATTCTTACTTGTGCTACACTCATTTCATGCACATAATTACTCCGTGTAATAGAAGGTGGTGCAGGATTCTTTGCCGGTGTTCCCTTCTTGATTACAGCATAGTTTTTTCGTTGTGCAGGGTCGCTGTCAAAACGTATAACAATACGGTCAATACGGTCATTACTGCTATCTGCGATATCGTGTTTTAGTGTCATCGTGGATGAATTTTCGTACATATAACCATTAGCGAACATGTACCCAGCACCTAACGATACTTCCATATTGTTTTTAGCCGACACCTCTAAGTCAGGCATGGTAGTTGTGTTAGATACACCGTTACCGATGATTTGAGCGTGAAATCGCGCAAAGTCTGCCGCCTGGTATATTCGTTCATCACTTGCTGTACTATCATAAAAATAGGATTTCTCTGCCATTGTGTCACTTCCTTCCGTAATAAAAAAGCACCCCGAGCGGGAGTGCTTTAAGCTATTTTTCCTTTAAATAGTTGATACCTTTTTCTGTTAAACCAGTGAATTGCTTTTCTCCAATTCCCATATTGCTATCCTCGGACCTTGCATAACCACACCTTTCAATGTCCCCAATCACATCAAGCGCTAAAAATGTATCGCTGTAATCATTTGCTATATCTATACTTGATTTTTTAAGGAATCTACTGTTCTGTATATTACGCAACATATCAGTCTTCATTTCATCGTAATCCATGTTATCCCTCCCTTCCTCTCTACTACTAATATAGCAGAAGGGGTAGGGTAACACCTCGAATGTGACGATTAATTTAAATTATTTTATATTCTACTAAAGATAACAGTTAGCTGAGTATGCCTTGTTCTTTCCATTGTTTTAAATATTTTTCATAGCCGTACTTTTTATCTTTTTCTATTCTCATTAAATCATCGTAATTCACTGAATCGGCGTTTTTGAATCTCTCATGAAACGCGTTTACCTTAACAACCATAGTGTCAGTTAATACAATATAATTATCTCTTATAACTTCCGAAAGAACTCTGTATAGGTCTTTTTCCGTCACTTTATTTCCTCCCCAAAAAAGTTACATCTACTTTTCCGTCCTCTGGCTTTTCTGAAAACTTTATCCTCAACACAACATGTGTGTATATTTCTTTTTCTAATTTATTTTTCAAATCATCTAGATACACTTCTGTCCCGGATGGGATGTCGTCCATTGTAACTGATGGATTGAAGAACGTGCCACCGTTAGAAGATATCCCGGAATAAATAGCAACGTTTCCTAAGTTGTTATCCGTGTTATTAGATATTAATATTGATTGATTCCTATACTCGCTTACATTCAATGGTACTTGATTTATATTAGTTGAATTTCCTTCTCCTATATATTGCCAACGCGTCCCTATATGACCATCGACATCCGTTATCTTTTCAACTACACTCCCAGTTACTTGAGTACTTATAGGCTTATCCAACCGCTTTAATATTTCTGCCTGCGTACTCTTAATTGATTCTAACTCTGCTTTAACAGCACTATCAGAAACGTCCTGATTGTCAGGTAAGTTGGTCACCTCTATTTTATCTTTCGTAGTATAAGGCACCCATTCCTTTATATCTGCGTCCCACTTTGCAGGGGCAACTTGCCCATTCGCCCTCGGTAAATCTCTATATTTCCATTCGTCTGACATGGTTTACCTCCATTCCTCTGCAAGAACACGAGTTTTTCGCTTGATTTCTTCTGATATATCTTTTGGGCTTTTCTCCAATTTCATTTCCGCACATATATCCAATTTCAACTCGTGAATTTTTCCGTCAATATATTGCTTTATCTCATTGTCAGTCATTATTAATTACCTCCCATAATAAGAAAAGCACCTCATAATGAGATGCTTAAACAACTTTATTTTTCGTCTTCGCCGACCAGGTAGGTGTTCGTATCCAATTCAACATTCCCGTGTTTATAGTGATAAGAAAAACCTCTTCTTTCTTGCACATCTACTATAACTGCACGCGTGAAATAGTTGTCAGATATAACCTCAACCTGGAATTGACTTTCTAAAGACCGAAGTTTATTGGCGAATTCCTTTATTTCATCCTTTCTCATCAACACAGCCTCTCCTTAGTCTTCAATTAGATACTTTCGGCTTTCTTGATTTAGAAAAGTTAATACCCTAGTAAAGGTTTCCAGGACTTCTTCACCCTCAATATGGTTAATATAATTATTTTTTTGATTAGGATGCTTACCATTTAATACTTCTCCAGCCGGCATCCAAATAACCTTTACTTCTGTCAAAGTCATGGGTAAGGTGAAAGGAGTTCTTAAGCCGCCTTCTTTTTGATGAATTTGTATAAAACCCATATTGTGCTTCATCATATTATAAGCGTGTCTTAATCCACTCATTATAATCCCGTTGGTATTACGATCCCTTTTTTGTTCATAATCAGAAGCACCGTGTATCTTATGCCACTCGTCTGTGGTTAATACCCACAAAAGCAACTCTCCTGTTGAGGCATAAATTTCAAGGTCTGCATTTTCTCTGATAGCATTTTTAAGCCTTTCATAAGCCGTTCTTGAAGCGTACTTATTAAATCTTAATCTCATTTTATAATGGAACCACATATCTGACATTTAATATACCTCCCGAATTATATAGAAATGCAAATCTATTAATTCGACAGGAACGATCAAATATCCTTTTATTAAATCCCTGTATACCGTGCTTGCCAACTCACAGCCACAATAGCATTACGATCACCTGCATCAGCGATATGCTCGATTTCGTTTTCTCCGATCTCTAACGCAAATTCTGTAAGCACTCCGTTGTGGTCTAAATACCCGAACCCTGGCTCGATCTCATTATCCCTGTATATCTCCACACGTTGCTGCCCAGATGCGGTATTTATATGCAGTATCTCATCATCGGCTATCGAACGATTAATCCGTATATAATCACCTGTTGTGCGATTGATAATCTGTGGATTTGTAGTTGGTCCATGTATGTCGATGCTTACTGGCGCAGGAACATCGCCTTCGTTGAATAAAGTGGTTCTTGATCCCGCTACTCCCAATTCAAACGGGAATGTCGTTGGTAATGTGAAATTGCCCACGTATGATTGTAGGGGGCGGGATACTTGGTTGGGATCTCGCCAGTAAGGGTCAGGGGCGATCAAATCAACTGTCACCCGCTGATAAGTCTGCCCCCTGTTCTCCGTACCGGATGGAAATTGCGGAACACCTTCCGCAACTGCTTCAATTTCATGAACAACCCCAGCTCTTTCATGTTTCAATAAACCAAGTCCATTCTTCGGATTAAATACACTGCTGATATATCGTTTTTTATTTGATAAATCTCGCGAATTATCAGCAAGTATTGCGAACGTCATACTTAATGGACGTTCCTCCAAGATGGAGTCGATGTACATTGACCCATCTGAATACGGTGATGATTGCATTTGTGTATCAGCCTCCACATCCCCATATCCATCAAAAGACGACAGAAGGAAGGGGGCTTTTGAAGTCAAAACAGCTTCTTGTCCTCTTGCATTTGTAAATGTTACTTTCATAAATTAAAGACCCCATTCCATAGCCATTCTTCTTAGTGATTGCAAGTTTTTACGTGATAGCTCAGATGGCGATAAAGCCTTCGGACTATTTATTGTTAAGTTTTGCGTGATTTCAGTAGGTCTACCGTTATCTTTTTCATTTGTAAACCCTAAACGATCGCCAGTATCTTGCCATATCTTCTGCTGTCTCACACGCTTAGCCGGATCATGACTAATGATAGATTCAGCCCATCCACCCTCGGCAATCCACGCTAGTTGTTTCGTGTCTACTATGCCACCATCTGCATACTTTCGAGCACCAGTAGGACCCCAACCTCTCTTTCCATAGGGTAGATCTCTTCGCCAATTGGTGTTGTTAAAAAACGCTAATAACTGATCGTATCCCGAATAAATGCTACCATGACCGCGCATTTTATAAGCGCTGAATGTTTGCGGGATATACTGGAGCAATCCACGTGCAGGATTTCCTGCTGCTGTATTTACGTCCCATACTGCAGACGACTGCGTGATCTTCTGATTACCACCCGATTCACGGTTGATTTGCGAAATAATACCATTCACATGAGTATTAGTGATAGATTCATTCATCCGTGCGGCGGCTTTTCTGATGTGAGAACGCCATGCAGAAGCGCCACCACCACTAGGAGCATCTGGTACAGCTTCTTCACCTTTTTCTTTGATGAAGTCAAATGCTGCATCTTTAACAGTATTAAATCCACCTTTGAGCATTTTACCCGGCCATTCTGTGGCAGTAGGTAAATCTATATTTAAATATCTCAGAGCCTTGTTCAACAATAACTTAGGCTTAGTGAGGTAATCCCAAACGTTAGGTGCTTTCTTCCTGATGGCTCCCCCGCCAGCTTGTCCTGCTGCTTGACCTGCACCGCCACGAACCACTCCGTCTGTGGTTCCATCTTTATACTGCGGAATACCCTCGAAGTGCTTCTTAGTATTTTTACCTGACAACACATGTGAGCCTTTAGGTAAATTAACTAGTGTGTCAGAATCTGGACTCAGAAACTGTTGCCCGTCAGGAGTCTGAATTAATTCGTGTTCTCCGCCATCTCCGACAAGCGCCAAGCCATCCTCAGGATGTCCGCTATTCTTAGTACCTTTTTTATATCTAGCTATTTCAACATTAGCTATTTTCTTATCTATGCCCAACTTACCAGTAACCCAGTTTATACCTTTTATGACACCATTGATTCCACTTTCTAACCCACTTGCCAATCCGTTTACAACAGCTTTTACACCTTTTGCAACGCCATCAGCCATTGACTTGATGCCATCGCCAATTCGACCTGGCAAATCCTTAGCTGCCTGAACAATATCATCAAATTTGTCTGTGATCGCCTTCCATATACCTTGGAAAATCTCTACCGTTTTCGATTTCAAATTATTCCATGTATCACGTACATTGGTAAAAATATTTGATACGGATTTGGATATAAAATTCTTGACTTTATTCCATATATTTTTTAAGAAATTCCATATATTTGTAAAGATATCCTTCGTACTATTATAGGTATTCTGGAACCCTGTTTTAAAGCGATTAAATATCTTTTTTACGATATCGATAATGAATTTTAGCGTTTTATTCCATAAATTTCGTAGGAAATCATGGACAGCATTAAAAATCCGCTTCGTATCGTTGTAAGTGTTCTGGAATCCAGTCTTAAATCGGTTGTAAATTTTTAATACAATATCGATAATAAAATTTAAAATGGTATTCCAAATATTTTTAAGGAAATTCCAGATGGCTGTGAAAATTCTACTCGTTGTTTCTCTTGCTTCCGTGAATTTATTAGAGACGTTTTGAACAATATTTCCAAGCGTATTTCTTATGAAATTTTTGATCGCTGTCCAAATGGTGCTTAGAAAATCTCGTATATTTTGCATTTGGGCAGAAATAGCGTCTTTCATGCCTTGAAAATCGCCAGTAACGAGCGCCTTCAAGAATGCTAGAACGTTTTTGAACGTATTTTTTATAAACGTCCATACGGCTTCTATGATGTCAGAAGCCAACGTAATATAATGACGAATAGTGTCTGTTATCGACTTGAACTTCCCACTTGTTTTTTCGTCTATCCAGTCTAAACCTGAACCGAATATTTCCTTTATCCTAGTGAAGAAATTGCCGATAAAATCTATTATCCAAGTGAAAATTTCGATTGTTTTATTGTATAAGCCTTTAAAGAAATCAACCACTGAATTAACCAACGATTTGACTAGATCCGCAACCCAATGACCTAGGTTTTTGAACCAATCGACAATTGCGTTTACCATGTCTGGTATGATTGAGTTACCGACCAAGGTCATGTATAAACCATAGAAAAAGTCGATAATGGTTTGGATGAATCCCTTAAAGAAGCCCACAACTGCATCCCACAAACCAACAACGAAATCTATAGATGATTGAGCGCCTTTTTTCCAGTAATCCATTGCTTTGGAAAAGTCGCCCATAAAAACGGATAGTATCGCCATACCGAAGTTAACAACTACACTGATCAGGCTCGTTAAGGCTTTAGCCAAAGGAGCAACAGCTTGCATAGCTCCGCTAATTACAGATATTATTACCCCAAAAGCCGCTGCTAGAGCGCCCATAATTAACTTTGCGAGAGCACCTATAATATCCAACAGTGGTGATAGCGATGCGCCTATTCCATCTGCGCTTTCTCCTATACCTTTAAACCCGCTAATCATTGATTTAAAGCTATCAATAACTGTTTCAATGGCGGGCTTCATTCCGTCATATAGCTTTTTACCAAAGTCAACAATCGAACCAATTACACGGTTAAATGTTTCGCGAAACGTTTTTGATGTGGTGTATAACGTCGTGAATAACCCTACTGCTATGCCAATCGGTCCAGCCAGAAAACTAAAACGGCTTGAAAGTGTTTTAAGTGCTCCGCCTAATCCTTTTTTTCCTACGATACCAAACACTTTGGATATTCTTAAAAACAATGAACCTAAAGGATTTAATGCTTTTCCGACCGCACCTACAAACGTCCCGAACATGACGATGGCCGGACCTAATACAGATCCAACTACCGACAACCCTGCGATTATTGCTTGCATTTTTGGGCTAAGGTTAATAAAGGCATTCATCAGCTTTTGAACCCACTCAACCATTGTTGCTAGGATGCTGGCGATCACTTTTGATACTGGCTCCATGGCGGGTGCCAATTGATAAATAAAATCAGTAATGTTATTCATCGCTGTTTTTAACTGATCCCAAGCTCCGCTTTTCCACATGTCTTCACCAAGTTGAGCAACAGATGCCGCCATATTAGTAAATGCACCAGTAAATGTTTCTCCGCCTTTTTGTGCAGATCCTTCCATCTTCGCAAAATATCCACCGGCGCCTTCTGAGCCAACTTGTACTGCGTCAACAAAATAATCTAATGACTCTTCCATACTGATTGTTCCATCTTTTAACATTTCCTGCGCACTTTCGGTTGTAATGCCCATCATGTTAGCGACGTGTCCTGCTAGGTTCAAACCTCGTTGCGCAAGCATATCTAACGTCATTTGATCCCAACCGCCGGAACGCACAGCTTTCATAATAATATCGTGGATTTCTCCCTCAATACCTATCTGACCGGAACCAACGGAAAAGTCGAGAATGGATTTCATTATGTCCTCAGACTTGTCTAATTCAACGTTTGAAGCAACTAACTGGGATAACCAACCACCTACATCACTATTCATAAAGGCGGTTCCCTTAGTTAACCCATTAACAGCATCCCATGCTTCATCATAAGCATCTGCGGTTCTAAATGTATTCTTCATAAGAATGTCTAGTTGTTCATTAGCCGCCATTCTTTTACCACCTGTGACAGCTGCGGTCGTATAGAATGCAGTCAATGGAGACAGTGCCTTGGTCGCTGTTTTTCCTGTCTTTTGAATGTTGGTTCCCCAACCCTCAAGCGTTTTCCCTGTATCGGTCATAGTTTTACCGATACTTTCAAAACTCTTCTGCACACCGACGCTCATGTTGTGGAAATGTTTTGCGATACCGCTAGTAGACTTTCCAATATTAGATGCACTTTTCGCAAAGTCCCCGGACATTTTCCCGCTTGTTTTACTACTAGCTGATTGAAGTTCATTAACATCTTTCTTGATGGCTTGGAGAGCAGATCTCATACCACTAGGATTTGCAATAAAGGAAGCTGCCAACTCTCTTATGGTTGCCATGATTTACCTCCTTTCCTGTGTATTGTTTTCTGTCTTACGCATTATTTTCTATTAATTCATTGGGGTCAAAATCCCACTCGTATGTTTTCGCATCTTTTTCCTTTTGATTACCTTTCGGCATTAACAGACTTTCAAATTCTTTTTTAGCGCGGGCGAACTTAGGATCAGGCTTACCCTCTTGTGGTTGAGAAAATATATTTGATAGATATTGGATGTACATTCTTGCTTTTTCTCTCTCGGCTTTTTCTCGTTCCTGTTCCAATTCCATATCCATATATTTGAATAACTCCACAGCCGGGCTTGTCACGATCTCCTTTCTGCCACCAAGCTTATTTGAAAGTTTAAAAATAAAAGCTTCTTCTATGCTTGCTTCTGTTCCTGTTGTTCTTTCTTCGGAAAAAGATTCATAACTTTCGTTTGTGCTTTCGTTAATGCCAAAGACTTTTTTGCGCGATTGATTAACTTCTCCAGATCATTCACTTGGATAACAGCATCATAGATATCAAGTGCATCTTCCGGTTTTTGTTGAACAAATGTGTCGTAATCAACATTTGATAAAATGGATAACAATTCAAATGCCTTTTCGGGCAATTCTTCCAACAGAATATCCATTGCGCCAACGAGGTGTTGTGCAAAGTTTTGTCCTGATTGATCAGTTCCTTCTTCTGATTGCGCTTCTTCGAACATCTCTGATAAAAGAGCTTGTAAATTATCGTCTTCTTGCGCAATCTTAAAAACGTCTTTAATCACTTTAATAGCGCGCGTCACTTGGAACAGATTCAGTTCCTCAACCTCATGTTGGATCGTCTCTACTTTGTTATTTTCTTTAATTTTTAAATTTACTTTCATTGTTTATTCCTCCTAATTTTGTGTATAAAAAAAGAGCAGGGAATCCCTACTCTTCATTGATTAATTCTTTTAGTGCCGCTACTTCATCTTCTGTAAATTGTGGTTCGGCGTCTTTGCCGTCAGATCCGTCCTTGCCTGCTGGACCAGGTTCTCCCTGAGGACCCGGCTCGCCATCCTTGCCGTCTTCCCCGGCGGGTCCAGGCTCTCCTTTAATGCTATCCACTCCGCTTAATGCCACCGGCATCGGTGTATTAGTTGATATTGCTACCGGATCATCATTTTCATCGTAGTATTGTGGTAATCCAACTTTTGCGCCGTAAACTTCGGTGTATAAAACGTCTTTATCTGATTTAGCCATTGTTTAACCTCCTGGATTATCCGCTATTCAATCAATAAAAAAAGCCAGTGATGGCTGTTGAATAGCGTTTATTCGTTTGGGGAATCATCCTCATCTTCTTCATCTGCATTCGGATCCACGCCACCACGATAAAAGAAATTGCCCGGCTTAGATGCGTCAAATCCTTCGCGTGGCATCATTGTCAACTCAATAGAAATGCTTCCTTGCTCTTGGTTATATTCACGCTCAAATCCACCTATACTAGCCATATTGTAAATATTCCAGTCCATGTCTTTAACGCTATCCGGCAAGATTCGTGGATGAATGCGAACTTTACGTCCTTTAACTTTTGCTCCGATTGCAGCGTCCATTGCTCCAGACTCTCCACCATCGGTGTCTGTGATTTCTTCCGTTGAAGCAAGTGCAAGTTCTAAAATTTCAACATCTTCTTGACCCGCTACAACCGTGAACGTTCCTTCCCAACCAGAAAGACGTCGTTCTACAACCGTTTCTCCAAAGTCCTCGAATATGAACTCTTCATATTGTGGTTCTAGGTTTAAGGATCCACCTTCCGCTTGCAGATAATCTTTACCGTCAAACTTAATTGCATCTTTTCCTTCGCCAATTTCAATATCGGCTACTCCAAAAATATACTCTTTTTTAGCCATTTATAATTTCCTCCTTTAATTCTTTCAAAGTCACGTCAAAGTTGACGCTGTATTCCATGTTTCCTTCGTTGTCTCCGATGCGCAGAGGATCACTTGCAGCCATAACAAAAAGGACAAGGTAATGTTTGGTTAACACTACTTGTCCATCTTTTTCGTAATCCACGGAAACGCGAAAATTACTTTTCTTATGCAGTTGTTTATATGTTAGTTCTGCAGCAAGTTTCGCAAAGTCCCAGTCAGAGGAACGGATCCATACCTGATAACCGGGATAGCGATATTCTGTATCGTAACGATCGGGTTGACCACTTGCTGTTGAGTAGACAGTACCTGTATTATCCTCGGCATAGTAATAGTCTACCGACCAAGCTAAACCCGGAATGATAGTTTTGAGTTCGTTCATAAGCGCTTCTTGAATCATGAGTCCATCTCCAATATGCGCTCTAATGCACGTGTGTTCATCTTGTCATAATCGCCTTCAATGGCTTTAATGGCATTCTCCATGTACTTTCTACCAGGACGATATCCGCGCCATGTTGGTTTATTCCAAGTGCCACGACCCCGCCCAGCAACGTAGTAGTTAGGCCATCTCTTACCCTCCGAATATTTATCATGGATACCCATTCGGTAAGGTTCTTCATGACGGCGCAATGCATAAACAACATTCGTACCGCCACGGACAACGATTTGACCACCTTCGCGTTTAGCTTTATCGAAGTTAATGGAATCTTCAAGCGTACCCTCATCATGATGTACAAGCGCCTTTGTTCCTTCCTCTGCTAACATGCCAAACTTAGTCATTTCTTCCATGATGATGTTTTCGGACTCTTTATCCATCTTATCGAGAATTTCCGCAAATTCGTCCAAGCCTTCCCAGTGGATTTCAAATACATCATTTTTAACCATCGACATACACCGTCCTAAAATGAACCCTGCTACCCGATAGATTAATAGCTTCTTCTTTGGCAACAATGGATCCACTGCCTTCATCTCCACCTGCTGTAACGTAATCTATTTCATCCCCTTGTCCGGGATTGAAATTTCTCGGGATATCTATTTCAAGGTTAACCCGGCGCTCCTGTCCGTTCGCATCACGGACTAATTGCGACTTAAATTGCACGCGCGCTTTAGAGTTAATCGGTTTAGTTTCAGGTTTGCCGTACTTATCCGTAATTGGTTGCCCACCTTCATCCAAAATAGGTACATTTGCGGTCACTTTCTGTCGCATAGGTGGAATCATATTAACCGCCCCACTTTCGCCGTAGGCTTCGGCTGTAGCAACTTAATAACAGCAGGTGCAATGTCTGTGCCTTCAAACGTTACGGAAACACCCTTCACGCTGTAGGATTTCACGCCATGTCGCTTTAACTTGGCGTATTCTTCTTCCTCTCCCTCAAGCATGTACAAAACTTGTAGAGCGACCGCACGATCTGTGATAGAGTCTTCCTTGAAGTTATCTTTTAGTACTTCATGAGCGTTAAATATGATCTTTCCTTGCTCAGTATTATCAATCTCTTTAAACTGCTCATTGCCATACATACAATCAAGATAATCTTTAATAGTTTCATTGGTGATCATCGCAATCACTCCACTTCTTGCAGTGCTTCAATCAGTTCACCTTTGTTCATGCTGTTGTAACCTTCAATCTCGAACTGTTTAGCTTGCTCTTTTAATTCAGCTACTGTTTTATCTTCAACTGGCTTGTCGGGTGCGGCTTCAACTGGAGTAACCTTATCTCCCAAATGGTTCGCTTGTTCATCCGTCAAATCAACTTCGTTACCTGTTTGAACTATTTTTCCATGATGGACTAAATATCCATTAGCAATATACTTTGGCATTTCTTTTCCTCCTTATTTTTCATATGAAAAAAGCAAAGTCAATTAAGACCTTGCTTATACATCTAACCAAACAACAGCATACGGACGTTGGAATGCAGGGAATGCTGTTTCACCAACGAACACTGTTTGCTGTGGCGGGTTTGTTTCTTGAATTTCAGGCACCACATAAATTCCAGTCTCCCAATTCCGTTCGGCTGTTGGCCCGATTCCCACAAAGCCAAGATCAGCACCAAGAAATACGATTCGATCCTCTGGCAATAAAGCTTGTTCTCCATTACCATCGTCAACATCAATCATATCGTCCTGCACTTGATACGGCGGGATAGACAAGGAAGAAAGCACGTTTTGCAAATCTTCTTTAGTGATCAGGCGTTTATCCTCTACTCCGCGAATTTGCAATTTAATCTGTTCGTTAGAAAGTAGCTTAGCTTCTGTCTCCTCGGAAATATGCATAACTTGTGGCTTTTTGTTTTTATTAGCTTTTCGGTATTGTTTAACCGCAGCGCGCAAGTCATCCAGTGGTGTAGATTTAGGATCGTCCCACTTAACAGTAGCACTCACTTTGTTGTCATCAGGAATGGCATAATCAAAATCAATCACTACGCCATCCTGGTTATAATTAAAGCCGCCATGATAGATGGCTTGTGCTCTCATCCATTCCTCTGTATCGTACACGCTGTTTACAAGATCGTCTGTCTCATCCAGGATGTAATCTGCAATATCTTGTATCTCTGCATCATTACGTGGGTTGTTAAAACGGAACATTTCTTTCTCATCTAAACGAAAAGAAGTTTGAATCTTAGCGATTGAACCCATCGCTTTATCGATGCCTTGTTTATCTCGCAAAGGTGCTCCAGCATTTAGACCGGTTACCTTCGCTGCTTTCGTATATTTTCCATTAAAAACATTGTAAGTGAAGTCCATATCGTTAATTGGTTTATTCGGTAAAATGTTTGCTAGTAAATAATCTTTCTCCGCTGGAACGTTTTCTACGTATCCAAGAAATTGTGGTTTTTTAAATTGATCCATGTGTAATGGCATATTTATAGCCTCCTAATTTAATAATTTTATTATCTTAACTTGTATCGCCCTTCTGCTGCCTCGATAAACTCATCTGATAGATTAACTTTCTTTTTATCAAAATAAGCTTCTTCAAAAGCACCAACAACAGCATTGTCTCCATCCGCTGCATGAACATCGTGTGTAGTGACATAAGGGATCCCTTCTCCCTCTACTTCAAAAGGAACGGCTAATTCCCCGTCTTCTACAAGTACTGGTGTACCTGCTTTAACAACACCTGCTGGGAACTCTGATCCATCTAGTGTGATGCCTGCAACCTTCCAGATTAATCCTTGAGTTGTTTTAAGAATCTCATTTTGAACAGTAATTGAATCCGTGCGTGGTTTTAAATTCATTATTCGTCATCCTCCTTTTTATGTCTTGCCGCAGCTAGTGCAGCGCCCATTGCTCTTGGGTCTTGATCCTTTGTATTGGCGTTGCTTTTTTGTGTAGCTCCTGGCTGATATGCCGACTTCGTTTCTGTTTCGACTTGTTTTAAATAAGGCTTCTCTTCAAGCAACTTTTCCAATGACTCTCTTACACCCTCGACTGAACCATCATCATTTACCTTAAATCCTTCTTTATCGGCTAAAACGTAAGCTGCTTCTGGATCAACCAGATTCAGATCCACACCGATGGATTTTATTTCTGATCGAATCAGTTTATCATTAGCTTTTCTTTCTGCCTCCTGGGCTTTTGTTTGAGCGTCTGATAACTGTTTATCAAGCTCTTTGTTCGGATCAGGGTCAATTCCCAACGCCTCGAACATCTTTTTGATCGTTTCTTGCTGTTGAGATTGCGATTGAGTTTCTAACTCTTTCGCTTTGGTGCGATACTTTGCTGCTTCACTCCTCAAATCTTTAACGTAATCCTCGCTGTATGTTTTTGAATCATCTGTATTACCACTTTGGTTATCGTTATCAGATGGGTGTTGCGTATCTCCTTGGTTGTCTGCACCGGTTGAATCTTGATTTGTATCACCTTGGTTACCTTCATCAGCAAAGTATTGCAGGTTTAATTTCAATGGCTTCATTTCTTTGTTTTGTACAGGCATCTAGCCTCACTCCTTGTTTGCCTCCCGGGCATAATCTTTTGAACAGTTTAACGCCGTATTCAGGGCATAATAAAAAACACCCGCCTAAACGAGTGTTTTCAGTTTGTTTAATTCTTTTTTTAAGTAGTTCTCTGTGCCTTCCTCATAGTACGGAATAACAATTAAGGGGATCTTATTCTGTTCACAATACTTTTCTTTTATACCGTCAAGCTTAACTCTCTTACGGTATTCTTTTTCTCCCCCAAAATAATCAATGGGTTCATAGTGTTGTTTACCATGATATTCAACAAGACACAGCAATTCTTCTTCTTCAAAAAGAGCAAAGTCAAACGGTAACGGCTTTTTATTACGGCAATCATTGAACCTGTATTGCGGTTGGAAGTCTATTTTGTTAATTTTGAGAAACGACTCCACTTTTAATTCGCCTAAACTTCTGCTGCAACTTGGACAGCGACCTCCGTTTGTAAACTGGTTTGGGGTTATCTCAAAAAGAGTACCGCATTTTTTGTGTTTCATTTGGACTTTTTCAATAGATTTAACATATTCGCCGATCAATTCATACTCATTGTTAGTTAAACTATCAACGCGTTCTGCAAATTCCTTTGTGTTCAATTTGAAGTTTCCTGCACATCTAGGGCATCTATTACCCGACAAGAAACCTCCTGGAGCCATTTCCCAATAATAACCACATTTGTTATGTTTAATTCCGATCTTGGTTTTAGTGTTTACATATTCACCTAATACGGAATAGTCACCATTGGTCAATTCGTGTACTGTTTTTCTGTATCTATCTGCCGTCATCGTCTCTTTTTCCTTGCACACAGGACACATACAGCCAGCTAACACATCTGCCGCGCTTTTAGAGAATATATGTCCGCACTCATTATGCTTTATTTGAACGTGATGCGACATTCTCCGATACTTAGACAATAAGGTGTATTCACCCTTATATCTATCATTAATTCTTGACTTATAACTTTCAGGGGTAAGCGCCTGTTTCTCCATTGCTTGCGCGTGACCGCATTCGGGGCAACCAGACACACTTAAAATGTTTTTAGCCTTAACCCACCAAATATAACCGCATTTGTTGTGCTTGATTTTCACGTCTTGGTTGGCTGTTTTATACTTGCTTAACAAGGAATATTCCGTTTCTCGCCTCTTTATCAATTCTGTTTCGAATCTTTCGTGACTCCATTTATTCCATGCCGATTTGCAATGCGGACACTTGCCACGCCCTTCTCTTGTTAGGTTGCCGGCTACAGTCTCATATTCATTGTCGCACTCCCTATGGAGAACACGCACTTTATTTCTTTTCGTTGTATACCTGCTTAATATCCTATACTCGTCACCGTAACGTTTCTTTACAATAGAAACAAACTCCTCGTGAGTTCTTCCTTTTCGGCGTTTTACTTTTGTGTTATTATTCAACTATCAGCACTCCTATTTAGTGTTGGTCACGCTCATGGATGTTAGCGCATCGCATGGGCATTTTTATGACTTCCTATAACTCTATTATATCATAAAACCTTTGTCACATCAGGGTTTTCAACATGGAAAAAGTCATAAAAATAACACCCTTATCGGATGCTTGTTATTACTCTGCTATTCCTTTTTCTTCCATGAATTCCTTTCCGGCTTTAAGGATGAATAAAACTTCTTCATAATCTAACCGACAATTTAAATCTGATTCATCTGCTCTCCTCATGATGTAACCAATTAATTCGTCTGCGCTGATTTCTTGCTCTTCCTTTAGTTCCAATTCAACTGGTTCTACATTCTCATAAACTTCACCGTCAATAAGGATTTTGAAATCAGTCAACCCTACAACATTTTCATTGTTCATATGATTAATCCCCTTCCTCTGCCGGAAATGTTATGTCCACCGCAAAACCCACAGAACCATCATCGTATTTTGTGTTATCAACTTGAACGATTTCAACCTTTTCAAGATCAATATCTTTCAACAATTCAATGGCGGTGCTTAACATCTTTTCATTTTCCATATCAGTATGCCTCCCTTTATTTAGCAGCCTTCTTCCGATTCGTCGATCTGGAAACCACCCGTAGATTGCTTTTCTTATTACTGCCACCCTTTGAAAGTGGTTTACGGTGATCAACCTCACGCTTATCGCCTTTCTTCAATCCCATCGTGCTTCTGGCTTTATTCCTTTTAGCACGGTTTTTAACTTGAGCAGGCTTACCGTGATAATCGCGGTATTCCTTTTTGTAGTCACGCTTTTTTGCCATTCCACATCACCCCTTTTCAGGCATAATAAAAAGCATCCCCACGGGATACTTAGCATTTAACAATTGAATTAAAGGGGGAATCACGGAAGAATATTTTACCTTCTTTATTAGTATAATCACCCTTGTAAAACCCTTTGATTTCATTTAGTTTATACATACCTACAATTGCGTTGCGATCATTATAAAACACTGCGCAACCGGTATCTGAAATATAGTCAGCCTTTACAGCATCCGCGATGAGCAATGCCTTGTTTTCATCAATATCAACCATAAACATCTTTTCATCCCCTTATCTTATTCATTTCTCTTCGATACTTCCGCTGTATTTCCTTGAAATTATCACTGCCGGACTTCTTGGAGCGCTTGAACCCGCCTAAAGTTTTCGGCATGTCTTTTTCATCTAATACAGAGCGGTATCTGGCAAACTGCTTTTTAGTTTCATTGTTCTTGCGATGCAAGTCCTGCTGTTTTTTATAGGATTCTTTTTGACTCTTGGAACGGGTGTCTTTATCGGGATTAAATGCTTTAGATTCTTTCTGAGCCTTATTGATCTCAGCATCTGTTTTATATTCCTCCACCCAAACAGACATAGAACAATTGCAATTCGGGTGGCGCACGATGTCCACCGGATCCATGTATGTGTAATCTGTTCTATCCGGGTTTAACGTGAACACAATGCCTCTTAATGGAGCGCATTGATGGCATGTGGGTGTATTGCCAGTTACTTTGAATAAGTCCATTCCATTTTCGCGGTATCTTTCACCCGCCCCTTTGGTATGAGCCGTTTTAAGATTAGTCCTTGTAACTACCTGGCTGTAAAAGTCCAAGGGCAACCTCTTGCCATCTACAGTTGTGAAGCTTGTCACACCTTCCTTAGCAAAGCTTTCAGCCACCCTTTGAGTAGTAACCTTCCTAGCCTTACCTTGAATAACACCACTCTGCAAATCACTTTTAACCGCAGACAGCGCTGTTTCAATACTTGCATTAGTATTGTTTTTCGCTGTTCTGATTGCAGCTTTCATGTCCAGCATAGTGTTATCCGTTATTTCGGCAATAGCTTCCATATGCACATGATTATTAAATGCTGATGCCACCTTCCCACTACTGGATATGCTTGCAGCAAGTCCACCCTTCGGATCAATACCTGCCTTATCGAGTGCTTTGGTTGCTTCATCTACACCGCCAAAATAAGCCGTAAGTGTTTCCTGTGGGATTACACCTTCTACATCCAGGTTCATCCTATTGAACATCTCATTAATCACACTTAGTGTTTGTTGCGCCGCTTGATCATCTGCCATGTTCTGATTGATCAGTAAGTCTAATATTTGGTGCTTCATTGCGCCAATTAACTCTAATAATTGTTTTTGATTCATGGAATAACCCTACTTTTTGAATGGATTTACACGTTAAAAAATCTTATCTTTCGAAGTTTGTTACTGAACCAACACAAGAACTCATCCAAATTTAAGGCACTTGCTAATTCCATGATTAACTTATCTTTTTCATTGTATTGTTTTTGAATCATTCATCTTCATCCCCTTCACCTTCTATTGGATTCCCATCTTCGTTCCTATTGCCCATGAAGCCTTGCAATGTCTGCCTTCCTCGCATTAAACTAAACGAATCATCATTAGACTTCTCAGCTTCGACGCGGGCTAACTCTTCCTGTATCCAATCCTCGCTAGCATTTGGATTATTACGTCTGATCGTTGTTTCAAGCGACTGTGTATCAGATGTAAACGCCAAGTTATTTTCCTCAATAAGTTCTTTGCGACTGATCGGAATCATGGACTTGAGTGCGATTTCCGGTTCTTCTATTAATACGGCGGAATCATTATTGTTGGCAAGCCACAATGCGCTTTCGACTAACTGCTGTAGGAAATAGATGTATTGCGATTGTATTTGTTCTGCTTTGAGTAACGATGTGAACAAGTCATAAAACTTAGCCACACCACTTTGTGCAGAACCACCACCGTTGTCCATATAGAAATCAACAACTTTTTCGGATGTCTGTGTTTCCATAAGCATAAGCTTGGTTAAGTCTTTTACCCATTGGATATCGCCAATCTTAGTAATATCAATTTGAATGATCTCCATAGCCTTTCCATTCTCATCAAATTCAGTTACCTCTAAATCACGGTGATCTATTTTTGATTCGTCACCATATCTTTCTTGAGCCTTCTCCATTAGTGCTCGCATGACTTCACTTGATACAGCAAGACGTGGCTTACCGTTGCGTTCGAATGTGATCGCATTCCTCGTAAGTGTCCAATTGATCTCGTCCTGCTTGCCTTCTTGGTTCTTTAGACAGGACACACCCAATGGATTCATAAACGTCTTATCGTTTGCCCAATAGATAATGAACGGCCTGCTCCTACCTTTATACACTGTTTCTAGTTCATCTAAGCCAAGGAGTTCTTTTGTTTTTTCGTCGGATACTTCTTCTGTTTTCTTTTGTTCGTTTAATTTATAAAGGATGTGACTTGTATATAGATCATCTTTATAAACTTCCTCACGATAGACGCGCAAGTATTCCTGGTCTTTTATTTTGATATCATAAGCAAGGTCTGCGCCCATTCCGTTTTCATGAGGGTAATATACGTCACGCGCTTTAAACTCTAACCGTAATTGCCCGCTATCCATCCAAGGAACGCCAACGAGTCCACCGTCCACCTGATGTTGTAGAATATTTCCCCAGTGCTCAAATGCTAAGTTTGAATTCTTTTCAATCTGCTCAATTAATTCCTGTTGCACATGAATGATTTTGCTTACTTCATCCCGCGGTTCCTCGACAATCTCATCTGTTTCAGCATTGATTTCCTCGGCTTGAAAGTCATCCACCGATAACGAGGACTGTAGCTTCCCAACAGAACGACTAACAAGCATAGCTGGTATCTCCGGAACCAATTTACTAATGTTAGCCACGATGTACGGCGTTTGCACGTTCTGTGCCTGGTGCGTTCCAAATATAATGTTGTCGGTTATCTCACCTTTTTCAATGAGGTTCTTTGCTCTGGAGAATATATTGGAATGTTTGCCCTCATATAGATCACGATAAAAGAATATGTTACCGTGCGTTGCTTCAATGACGGATGCATCAAACTTTTCCCAGTTTGGCATGTGTTCACCTTCTTTCTACCATACGTTGATGTTGCTTATTTTGGCTTTTCTTCTTGACATATCATCTTCAAACGCGTACCTGGTGGAATCTATTGTATGATTGTCTTTATCGTCTAATTTTGGCAACGGATTTCCATCACGATCAACCTGGTAATCTATGTTTTCAAATTCTCTCGCTATATTTGGTGTGCGTCTTGCATCTATTACTATTTCTGTTAAATCATCTAACCATTGCTCCCCATACTCAACTGAATCAGGCCCCTTTTTAGCACCCTGAACACGTATTCCATATTCTTTCTGTTCTGCAATACTCTTCGGTTCAGCACTATCCGAGTTAGTATTTGTTCTGCCATAACCTTTATCTTTAATCCAATTGGCTGTATATCTATTGCTTAATTTAACGCCATAGAGCTCATCCATTGCGTAAATTTTTCTCCGCTTTTTATCATAATGCCAGCGGACAAAAGAATAAGGATCCGTAGCATATCCGTAATCCTGACCCTGTCTTATGTTATCGAATGATTTGTATTCTTCATCCGTTATCGTTCTAAATGTTAAGTTGTCAAACGGAACAACGCCACTGCCGATTGCCTTGCCAAGATACTCCCAATCATATCGTTGCTCATTTCGTTCTTTAGCAGCGTTGGCTTCTTCTATAAATTGATCAGATATGAATGGGTTGTCCTTATAAGTGCTATGATGGACAAATGTATTGTCCGGTTGAAATTGTGTTTCGTATTTCTTGTTAACCCACGATTGCCTTCTTTTAGGTGGATTGTATGAATAGAAAAACTTATAAAAAAGACCATTGCCTAGCTCTCCACGTAACAAGGAGTTGGTAATGGTCGTTACTTCATCTTCTGTTTTAAATTCTGCAAGTTCTTCCACCCATGCAATAGCAAAAGGGAAATGAGCTGATTTCAATGATTTGATTCTTTCTGGTTCCTGCGCTCCCCTAAACACTATATAGTTGCCTCTAGGAATGTAAGTAATGCGCATAGGAGACTTATTTATCTTGAATAGATGATTTACACCTTGTTCACTTATTGCCCATTTGATCTGCTCGAAAATAGATAATTCAATGGTGTTATCTACCTTTCGAATACCAACTCCATTAACAGCATATCTCATAAGCATTTGAACAATGATGTGGGCAATATCTGATGACTTACCGGAACCACGACCGCCCTTGCAAACAATGTTTAGCATGTCGGGATTAATGGATGCTCTCCAAACGGAATGAAATGCCTTTGGCATTAGATCAGATAATTTAAGTTGCATCCTCATCACCTATGTCATCTATAAATGTGACAGCACCCGTAACATCCATTTCCTGTTTATCGGTCCACATGGCATATCGTTTGCCTATGAGTTCAGCAGCAGATCTTCTCGCTTGAGCATTTGGTATTACATTAACCACCTTTTGATAACCATCTCCATCTAATAAAGGCATTGGTTCTTGAGTTTCGCCACGCATAACTGAAGTAAGGAACTCCATTACTTCTTGCTGATCTGCAACCTTTTCTGATTTGATTTCCTCAAGGCGACCATCTATATATGCTTTTATACTCACATTTTCCATTAATTTACTTGCATTACCCCTAGCATATGCTTTGCTATATCCCGCATTTACAGCCGACTGATATATATTTCCGGTGATGATATACTCATCAGCGAATTTTTGTTGTTTTAGCGTTAACTTCTTCTTACTCATGGTATATCACCACCTCCGATAAGCATTTATGTATAAAATAAAGCACCTACCCAATTGGATAAGTGCTTGTTTTTAGAGATACTATATTGCTCCATTGTTCCTTAAGTTTGTCATTATTTGCGGATTGTCGTTCTCGACACTATAAAAGAAAACTTCATCCACGTGGTTCTCAATGTCCCATTCTTTTATGCCTTGATCATTTGTAGTAATGATAATAACTTTCTTTGATTCAGTATCTTTTACTTCATCCAAAAAAGATTTGTATTTTTCATCGTTCATTAATACCGATTGTACAGGGAAAAACACAGTAAACGTATTGTCATTTCCCTTAGGGTTGCTTTTTGTATGTGTTACATAACTGTTTATTTTAATATTCATCTTTCCTATTGGGTAAACAGATGACGACGTAACATTTGGAGGCAACTTTTTCCTTTTAAATGCTCTGTTTATATGACGTGGTATGTCAGACATACGTCCAGTTTTAATGATTCCCTTGCTAAAAGATTTATTCAAACAGGACAGAGTCACTCTTATTTTAGCGTCATCATCGTAGCCTTCTAGCAATAATGTTCTCTTGGTGTCATCGCTTAAAAAGTCCATAATCTTATTTACAGCATTCTGCTGGTCACTCATTTCATCTCCTCCTATCTACATATTACGACAAAGGAGAGCTTTTTTCCTGTTATTAGTGCACTTATTTAATTAGTGCTTATATATAAAAGACCGTAAGGTCTTTAAAAGAACATGTTCTATACTAGATGAGAGCTCTTATAAAGACCCTTTCATATTCCCGGACTCCGTACGTCAATTCGTACGTCAAAATGCCGCCTACTTATAAAGTTTTGACAGCAGTAACGGATTAAAACAATTTACATATTGTTAATTACAGTGTAATATTTAAATTAAGAAAGGGGTTGAAGATTATGCAAATCAAATCCGTTGTAATAAGAAGCCTACCTTCTGCGACAGGGTCTTTGCGTTCATTAGCCAATTCCTTTAACTTAAGGAGATATACAGATCACAAATACAAAATGCCTGGAAATGACGAAGAAGAAATTGCTTCTAACTGGAGTGATGTAGGAAAGGAGTTACAGATAGCCTTAGATGAATACGGAAGAAGAAAAGACAAAGGACAATACCGAATCACAACAAATTCATAATCAAGAAAAACAAATTGAAGACGCAAAGGAAGAAACAACTGCATCTTTGGAGCAAGTCGCTGAAACCGATCCCGAAGTTGAGGTAATCGTAGATAAACTAGAACCTGATGAAGTAAAGAAAGTAAATTCTGTAATAAAAGCCGAAGCGTTTTCCGGACCTTTACCACATCCATCTCATCTGGAAAAATACGCTGAAATCTATGATAAATCTCCAGAAATAATTTTTGATATGGCAGAGAAACAACAAAATCATAGGCATTATATGGAAAAAACAGAGATGAATAAGATTCTTAACATGGAAAAACTGGGCATTATTCTGGGATTTATTTTAGCCTTGTTTTTTTTATTGGGTGGTTTTGCCTTAATCGCTTACGACAAAGAAGTCTATGGAGTCACAGCTGTAATAATAGGGTTAGTCACTCTGTTTGCTCGCAAAAAATCCAATTCAAGTGAAGTTAAAAAAGAAAATAACGAATCTGATGATGAGCCTGCCCAATGAAAGCAAGCTCATTTTTTTATATCTTAAACTGCTATTTCACTAACTTTTGCTCTCGCTCGTTCAACGTACTGCTGTACAGTCCTTTTCTTTATCCCTAATTTATCAGCGATCTTTTGCATGCTCAGTTGCTCCGCCTCGTACAATACGTAACATTCCCGCTCACGCTCGGAAAACTTTCTAAACAGCAGCAGTAGCGATCTTCGCTGCTCATCGCTCACGTACAATGGCTCTCGTTCCATCTGCTCGCTTATGTCGGGCAAGATGTCCATTTCATCATATTGTTTAACTCGATATGCATTTTTTCTGTCCGCACCCCGATATAATCCTGGTTGCCGTCCAGTCTCCATCCAATCGATAGAAAAAGTCATGCTGTCGATCATGCTATTTATGTGCGATTTGTCTAGGTTGTCTGCATTTGATTCCGGGTTCAAATCATTTCTAATGCCGTTTAAATCCTTACGCCCATCCTCGTATTCTTCCAGCAGTTGATCTGCCCATGATTCCAAGTATTGATTATCCATATTAATCCATCCCCTCAAAATGAATATAAAAAAAGGACGACAAAAGAGATCCCTCAATCTCTAATGCCATCCTCGGTTGTTCCGATAGATTGCTAGTTATTTATACGTCCGCCATTAAAACCATTTGTGAAACAATGCTTTTAAAGTACGTTTCCACTTTCCGTTCTTATATTCAAATCCATCAATATACGCCTTGCCATCTATTGTCGTTATGTTATTTCCTTTCATATTAGGGTGGAATGGGATTTCCTTGCCATTAATATAAACGATTCTCTCGTTACCGATAACAATTACACCACAACCATTAACTTGTATATTATTCATTTTCTCCCCTCCTATTTCACCGTATAACTAACTTCATAATGCGTTGGCTTCCCGTTTTGCCAGGTAATAACCTGTTTCCCGAATCCTTCACCTGGCTTGTCCACCCTTTCCAGTTTCCCCTCAGAAACTTTGTAAACTGCATCCTCACTCAAATCAATCGTTGCTTTGTTTTGCTGCATTGCTTGATTCCTCCCAAAATTCATTCTTCCGCCTCCCTGTGCATCAAATTCTGACTCAAATGCCATATCTGATCCTGCATGGAAGCATTATCTTCCTGGAGCAAGTGATTCTTGAACTCCTGCTGTTCCAGATCGTCCAGTGCTTTTTCATATTTTTCTAACGTGTTCTCGTATGCTTTATAACTGACTACTGCCGCAATTCCTATCACGATAACG